CTCACATGCAGAAGTTCTCCCCAACCAAAACACTCAGGCGGAATGTATCTTGAGTCGCATTCTCACACTGCGCGGATAACAAGCCTCATGTGTTAGAATCCACATAATGCTCATAAGCAGGACCACATCGTGGTTGCTGGCCTCAAAGCCGGGCAACCCTTCATGGTCTACCAGGTTGGTTAGCCACCCTTGTCTCAGAAGAGAAAATAAAGGATAGCGCTTCATAGGCATCCACATCAGTATTTTTCGGGACGTTTAATAATTTCTTATTAAAATCCAGTACTGATAACTGAAATAACTCCACAGCGTTACTCCTTATCGAAGTAGCGCTGCGCGACACGTTATATACCGCAAAAATGGTCGACATATCACTTCTCTTAAGGCTGGGAAATGCCTTAAGTAACCATGGTCATTCTAATATACCTTTGAAGGATAGATTAGTAGCTATATCAACCAACATTGCAGCAGCAAAATCTTGTCGTGGAGGAAGGAGTGAGGCAGGCAGTGGTTTCAAATCCACGCCCCGGCGGTAGTAGCTTTTAGCAAACTCCGCTAGCCCCTCCTCTTTGAAAGTTTTGGCGATTGACACGTTCACGCCTAATCCCTCCAACAGTATTAAATACTCCTCAGCAACTCTATGATTCCAGATGACAATGTCATCGCCCAGGATTGCATACTCCTCGAAGTTTTCAAGACCACAAGTAGTAGAGGCTCACCTTACTAGAGCATGATGCGAAAGTGCCATCACACTTCAGGAGGATAATAACCCCATAGGTTGCCCGACAGTGTAAGCCACTGAACGTTTGAAGCCCCGCCTAGATGTGTAGACAAAGGTCCTTTTCACCATCAACAGGTATCATGCCACGGATTGCTCCAGGGATAATAGTCCTGAGAAATAAAGTACCAACATTTGAAAAACTGCTGGTAACCGATCTGTACATGACTTCATATCGATTGAGTATAATACCCGGGTTCCCCGAGATGCATTCCTCACTCTTTCTCTCTGCCGAATTTGGTCCATAGTACCATCAGTAGGCACCCTTTTGAGGATTCTAAAGATTTCCTGATGAAGACCGGATACTAACGTTTGGGTCAGAACATCACCCATCGCTATCACCCTAGTTTTACCCCCCTTGTCTGACAAGAAGTGTAATTTCGAATGACAGTATACTTCAGAAGGACGAGCATAGGCTATAGTGTTCATAATCTCATAGACTTTCGAGAACGTGAGCGTACAGTTACGTAACGCATCAAGGCAACCCTCTATGTCCGGCCTTTCAAGGGCCTTAAGGCGATTATATAAGCCCTTAGCATAGAACAGTGTCTTTTTCATTGAGGCACGAGGGGTGTCACCCTTACTTATTGTTTCGTAGGGTAGTCCCACCTCAGCATCTCTCTTACTCAGATACGCGTCCATCATGCCTAATTCTCCTTTTAAGCGGCCGGGAATATCGATGTCCGGGAACACATTAATGTAGTTCATCACAAAGTGACCCACTTCCGTAGAGAAACATGAGGCGTAGTCTTCGTAAGCAAACTCGTATGCCGGTGCCCCAGAAGGGCCCGCGCTCCAAGATTTCACTCACTTATAACTGCGCTCTACCGAGTCCACCTTTTTAGGGGCGTAGTCGGTTAACAAAGACTTCGCCGCCTTCTCCAACATCCCAATGTCGGTATCGGGCCAGCTGCCAGAGAACGGAGAAGAAATACTCTCAGTATCAAACTCTGGATCCATGTACACCATTCGGTGCACATTGAACAAAGATACCACACCCACACGATTGCGTTCCTCCCTTCGCCCTATTCGGACTAATGGGTTCAGAAAGCGAGGGATCTTGTGGGGCGGTCTAGGATTAGTAGAAGAGGTTTCTAACACCAACCGTACTAAATAATTCATTATCTCTTTCAAGGATGATAATGAGCCGGACCTTACCCTTCTGTAGATCCAAGCAGCATAGCGGTGTTTCGAGCGTCAACGAGATAATTCAGGTGTTAAATAACACAACTTAATTATCGCAGTCGACATATCTCGCATAATATCGTTAGCAGGTACTTTAAATGAGTGTTTTCTTTTCATTTATTTCGAGTACAATGTTTGCTTTCTCCAACGGGTTAAGGAGTGTTAGCCTTTCGAAAATACAGACCAACCTCTTGCGCCACGCTGGTAGCGGCGGCACAATGATAGGGGTTTGGGAAAACCCCCTCGGTAGCTAATAAAAGATATAGCTAGATCACCTCATTGGTAAGATGACCAGGCAGTC